GCTCCTGGTGCAGGACAACCCGACCTCCGGCGCGATGTTCACCAACGACCAGATCACCTACAAGCTGCGCCACATTTACGGGGGGACGGCGGTGGACTATCGCGGCGCCTACAAGGCGGTGGTGGCCTGATGACCGGCGGGCTCAACCCCTTCGCGGAATCACTGGAAGCCGACGCGGCAGCGCTGGCCGGGATTTCCGAGGATCACGCAATGCCGTCCGATCCCCTGGCCGCGCTGCGGGCCCTTGCTGCCTTCGCCTGGTTTATCCTTGACGCCGCCTCGGGCAAGCGCGAGGCGGCTCTCGCGAAGACCAAGCTGCAAGAGATGGCCTTCTGGGCGGATCAGGCAGTAAAGGAGCCCCGCCCCTGATGCTGGCCGATTACCGCCTGCTGGTCGACGACCTGGTGCGCGACGACGCGGGGCGCCTGGATCAGGCGTCGCGGGACCGCGCCATAGCTCTGGCGGTCACCCAATACGGCAAGGACCGGCCCCGGGTAGCGGTAGCCGACCTGGTGTCGCTGGCCCCGGTCAGCGGCGGCGCGGCGGTCACCCACCTGGCGCTGCCGGCGGGCTGGGTCGTCGGCGAGTCCATCGCCCTGTCAATCGAACACCCACTAGGCCGGATGCCCATCGCGCTTATCCCGCGCCATTGCTGGGATATGATCCAGATCCCGACTGGTCAGGTCATCGCCTTGCCAGCTCAGGCCCCCGTCGACGAGGCCTTCCGGCTGTCGTGGTCCAAGCCCCACGAGGTCGGCCTCGCCGTCGACACGATTCCGACCGGCGACCGCGAGGCCGTCGCGCAATACGCCGCCTCAATCCTCCTCGAGCAGGCGGCGTCTGATCTCTCGGGCGACCGCTCGTCGACGATCAAGGCGGATTCCGTCGATCACGGCGACGGCGCGCGGAATTTTGCGGCCCGGGCTAAGACAGCGCGCGATCGGTATCACCAGCTGATGGGGATCGATCTGGGCCGCCGCATGCCCGCGAGCGCTGCCGTTGCTATCGCGCCGCCGACCAGCAACGGCCGCAAGCGCCTGTTTTGGAGGCGTTGATATGGACATTTCGATCGACTACAGCGTCTCGCTGGCCGCCTTGCTCGGGCGGTTCGAGCGCCTGCCCGCAGCGGTCGAGGATGAATTGGTGATCGGCGTGACCGAGGCCAGCTTCCTCCTCCAGCGCGAGGTGGTGGAGCTCACGCCGACCAGCGGCGCGGGCACCCTGCGGGACTCGATCGGCGCGCTCCCGGTCCGGATCGACGGCGTCCGCGTCGTCGGGGCCGTCGCCTCAGCCTCCCTCTATGTCCAGCCGGTGGAGCTGGGCACCAAGCCTCATCACCCGCCTCTCGCGCCGCTGCTCGACTGGGTCCAGCGCAAGCTGGGTTTGCGCGACGAGGAGGCCGACGAGGCCGCCCGGAAGATCGCCTGGAAAATCGCGGCTCACGGCTCCAAGGGGGTGTTCATGTTCAAACGTGCTTTTGAGGCGACGGAGGCGCAGATCGCCGAGATCATCATCGCCGCCGCCCAGCGTGGCCTGGCCGCCGAGGAAGCGGGAGCATGAGTGCGCCGCCGATCCAGCAGGCGCTGGTCGACCTGGTCGCCGCCATCCCGGATATCGGCCTCGTCCAGCCCTACGAGCGCTATGCGGCGCGGCAGGCCGAGCTCCGCGCTCTTTATATGGTCAATGGCGCCGTCCGGGGCTGGCACGTCAAGCGGGCCGCGTGGTCGGGCCGGCGCCTGGTGTCGGGCCGTCGGCTCATCACAACGACATGGACAATCACGGGCTTCGCCAGCTTCCGGGATGCAGAGGCATCGGAGCTGGATTGGGCGGCGAAGGCCGATGCCATCGTCGACGGATACGCCGCCGATCCCACTCTGGGCGGCCTGGTGCGTGGCCTGCCCGCCGGCGAGGCCGAGGGCGTGCAGGTGATTGAACTCACCCCGGTCATGTTCACCGAAATCCTCTGCCACCGGGCACGTCTGGAACTGGTCACCGAACATTATGATGGCGCGGCGCCGGCACACGGCTTCGACGGCCTGGCACCGCTGCACGCCTGGTTGGTCACTGGCCTCGTCCAGGCGCTGCGCGATGATACTTTAATTACCGCCGCGACCGCCCTGGTCGAGGGCGCGCTCGCCTATGACCCGGGCGACGATCCGGGGACGGGCATCGTCCTGACCGTGATCCCGATCGCCGAGCGCGCCGGCGACGCCGCCCTGAACATCCGCCTCCGCAGCCGGGTCGCAGTCAATTTAGCCATCATCGTCACCGGCCCGGCCAGCTATCCCGTTGGCGCTGGCGACAAGGCGGCGGACGGCCTGGACCTCCTGTGCCGCGAGCTCGTCCGCGCTGCCCACGGGTTTGGCGACGGCGTTGCGACGGTCACCGGCGGGGCCGTCGATCAGCCGCTTCGCTACACCGGCCGTGAGGCCGTGAAGGCGGCGCCGGGCCGCGTGGCCGTCCGCCTGGGGTTCCAGGCGGCCTACATCATAGAGGTCTGAAGATGCCCCCACGTGCAGGCGGTCGCTATTACCAGGACAAGTTCGGCCACTGCCGGCCCCTGGCGCCCGGCGAGGAGATCCCCATCACCCCGGCCGGGCCTCGGTCGGAAGACCGCGAAGACGCCGCCGGCACCCCGGCCGGCGGCGCCAGGCGCGGCCGCGCCAAAGCCCCAAAGGAGTAAGTCATGGCCCTGACCCCAAAGCGCCACTACCACAAGCTGCTCGCCGCCGTGAAGGACGAGGTCGACTATGCGGTCGACAGCGTGCCGACCGGCGCCGCCAATGCCATTGAGATGAGCAACGTCACCTTCACGCCGCTCGCCGGCAATGAGGTCGAGCGCCAATACATCCGCCCGTACTTCGGTCACCAGGGCTCGGAGCTGGTCGGTCAATATAACCGCGTGCAGTTTACGGTCGATTTCGCGGGGTCCGGCACGGCAGGCGTGGCGCCCGCCTGGGGGCCCCTGCTGCGCGCGACGGGCTGGGCGGAGACTACGGTCGAGGATACTTCAGTCATCTACGAGCGCGCGAGTGACGGCAACGGCAGTGCCGTCATGTATCTCAACCTCGACGGCGTGAACCACGCCATGCTCGGCGTCCGGGGCAAGAGCTCGGCGGCGCTCACCAGCCTGTCGCCCTCCACCCTGACCTTCGAAATGACGGGGTTGCTGGGCCCGATCACAGACGTTCCGCTTCCCGCTGCGGTCTACACGGCCTGGAAGCGCGGCCTCGTTGTGACGAAAGCCAACACGCCGCTCTGCACGTTGTTCGGGACCCCGCTGATCGCCCAGAGCCTGACGCTGGATTTCGGCCAGGTGGTGACGACTCGGCACCGGATCTACGAGGAAGGCGTGCACATCACCGATGCCAAGGTGACCGGCTCGCTCCAGTTCGAGGCCAAAACCCAGGCCGCTGGTGGGGACTGGTTTGCCCGGGCCTCCGCCTCGCCTAAGCCCCGGGGCGCCCTGGCGTTTCAGCATGGCCCGACCGCCGGAAACATCATCGAAATCACCGCCGGCGGCGTCGAGGTGGGCGCACCGAGTTACACAAACTCGGACGGCATGTGGGATTACACGGTGCCGTTCGTGGCCGTCCCGACCGATGGGGACGACGAAATCACCATCACCCTCCGCTGACATTCGAGGATCTGTCGATGTTCGTTACAACCGATGAATATTTTTTCTGGTGGCCGGTCACCGTCCATCGCCCCAGCCGAGTGAACCCGGGTGAATTGACCGAAGAGGTCTTGAAAGTCGAATTCGAGGCTCTGGGCGACGACGAGCTGGACAAGATCACGGAGGAGATCGCGGCGCTGCCCACGGAAAAGGAGCGCCGGGCGCGCCAGCATGACGTCCTCCTGCGGGTCGTGCGAAATTGGGCCGAGGTGGAAGACGCCGATAAGCGCAGCGTGCCGTTCACGACCGAGCGATTGGCGGCGGAAATCCGTCACCCGTCCTTCCGGACTGCGCTTTATCTGGCCTATGCCGAGGCAACCGCCGGCGCCCGCCGAAAAAACTAGTCGCGGCCGCCATCGCCTGGGCAGAAAAGATGACCGGCCGCACTACCAGCACCGAACTGAGCGACGACATCGCCCGACAGGGCAATGCACTCGGCATCGACGCCGCCGCCATGTATGCCCAGGCGGCGGCGGCCGAGCCGGTGCGCCCCGCAGACCTTGCAATATGGGCCTGCAACTGGCCCAGCCTCGAAGTTTTTCTTGCTCTCCAAACTAAGTGGGATCTCGTGCCGGCGATCGTCATGGGCCCCATGGGGGCCGCTATGACGACCTTTGTTTATCGAGGGATCGACTATCAGGCGGCCGAGATTGTGATGCGGCGGCGCGGCCATGCCGGCGATGACCGGCTGTTCGCGGACCTCCAGGCGATGGAGGTCGCCGCGCTCAAAATCCTGAACGAACGAGCGGCTGCATGACCTACAACCTTCAAGTCGACCTTACCGCCGATCCGACCAATCTGCGCGCAGGCATCGATGCAGGCCGCGATGCGCTTCAGGGATTCGGCGAGGCGGGCCGTGCTGCCTCGATCCAACTCGACCAGATCCCCAAGGCCAT